ATGGGGTTTATTGAGCGCTTACCCCGGATTTTCCCGCACGTACAGCTTAAACACCTGGTGCAGGACATCGAATATGTGTTTGATGGTCTTGGAGGCGAACTCGGTCAGGTCATCGCTGATCCACTTCTCCAGGTCCAGATAGGATATCTTGTTCGCCTGCCAGGCGCCGAATTTGGGCCGGATGTTCGATTCGACAATGTAGTAATAGCGCCGAAAGGTAGAGTCCGCCGTCTTGCGTTTGGCGATCTCCAGCCACACGTCCAGGTAATGATCCAGGGAATTGGTTGTTAAGGCCCTGGAATTGGGAAAGTAGCGATCGTACTCGAAAGAGCCGTACTGGATTTCATACCTGATCTGCTCCACCATCCGGGTGGCGTAAGCGATATTCTTCTCGCTGGGAATCAGGCCTGGTAATGGCTCTCGGCATTTGTTGCCCTGGTAATTGAAATAGACACGGATTTTATTGCCTCTTACTTCTACGCCGTTGGACATGCAAACTTACTACTATCACGCTATTTAACAACGCGCGAATAATAATGACTGGACACACAATAACAATAGGAATTTTTCGTAAAAATCACGTCTAGTGGAAGCCTACCAGAATATTGTCAACGTCATTTCTTAAGCGACACGTAGGGAGCAGCATGTATATTCATATCCGATACGTGAATAATTTTGTTTGTGTAACGAGATTCTAATTTTTTTAAATCATCAAAACCCTCGTCTCCAGTTACTACAAAATCAACATAGGGAGCATAAACCATATGATAACAGTCTAGTAAAAGCCCCCTGTTAGTGTCACCAATACTAACTTGGTTATATGCCATTACAGACATTTCCAATAACGGACCTACCCTGAAGAGCTCTGGATATGACTCATCAAGATACATAAGCCTTTTAGTAGGATTACTGTCACATTCTATATTTTTCCAATACTCTTCTACAACACTGCTATCGAAATCCATCCTAAAAACAAAAAACAGCATTTTCATAAGAACAACTAACTTGAAAAGAATCTCTCCATCATATTTAGAGGTAGACGGTAGAAACCCATCATCCCTCAAACACTCATAATGCACATCAACTATCTTTGATAGACTAACTATCCATGATTCACTATCCGAAACATTGCAATATACTATCGATGGTAAATTTCTGGAAATCTTACGTATAAAAGAAGTCTTTTCTACAAGATTAGTTTTGTCATAATTAATATTTACCGAGTTATCCGTCGTCATTTTTGACCATAGATCGCCGATCTCTAGATCAGTATATATATCGTAGTTTATCTTATTTTCAGGATAAGCATGAGTAAGGTACCTGATAATTATTTCTGTTGGAGTAGCAAGCAACCTTTTAGAAAACAGATTTTGCGCAGCAAAGATTAGGAAATCTGATTTAAAGTCATCGCTTGTAAGCATCAACTCCCATAGCGTTACTGGTGAGACGCATAGCTCGTTCTTGTTTAGAAGCTGTAACTCACGGGTATTCAGAAAAACATCAAAGTCAAGCGACCGTAAAAGATGATTAAATCCAGAAGTTTCAAAATACCATTTTTTCAAAATTCACTCCTAAATTGAAACTCTCATAACAGCACCGTGATAAAATATGACGAGAGAACTAGCACCCATAGTATTGATGTTAATTTTCCTCTCTCCCTTATTAACTCTAATCGTACACCCCTTCCAAGGAGCAAGTACATCCAATATGAAACGGCGGTAGCTTTGCTGGTTTACGCTTAGTCCTCTTTCCGTTTATCGCTGAACACTGCTGACAGCAATCTTCAGCCTCGATTTCCCATCCATCATATTCAGCATCCCTGGAATCCTCTAAAGCATCTAGAGTACGACAAGCTGCAACATAGGTATCACGAATCACTTCAGCCTGGGCCGATGCATATTCATAACATGCCTTGATATCTGATATTTCTATTCCTTGGGGCTCCGATATTTGAAACATCTCTCTAAATGATATGTGCTTTGAAAGAACATCAGCCACATCAGGTTGAGCTACCGCGAACTCAATAGCCATGGCCTTTCTCGTAAGCTTTTTCTCAAGACGGTCAGTAAAATATTCATTTATATCTTTCACTCTCAACCCGTCAAGTAGTGCCTCTATCGGTATTTCTTTTCCACGTTTTGCCAGCCCCAACTCAACCAGAGCCTCCCAGTTCTTACGATAGTAGTCATCAGCTGGAACTTGGTTAGCCTTTGAGCCACGCCCGAGACTGGTGACATAAAACCGATATATATCTTTGTTTCCCGAGAACAGTTCCAGAAGTTTGTCATCAGCAGTAACATCTCCAGGTGAACCAAAAATAAGCACCTCTAATGCTCTTTCATTCGAAGGCCTAACAGAAAGGCTTTCGATAGCAGCATTTTGGAACTCGCGGGTTAGATCGATCCTGTCTTTTTCCGATGACTCGGTCCATTCCTCAGAACTGCGCTTTCTTTTTTCCACATATTCATTAACTTCTGCACGTAATTTGTAGGTAAACTCCTCAAGCTCGACGCATTCGATATTGTGCTGAGCAATCAGGAAAGTAATATCACTCAAATTTCTTTGCCATTGAGCCTCCCCATCTAACAGACTCTTAAATTTCTTTGCATCAGAACTAGATAAGCCTTTTAGCGTAAGCGGGAGAGGTGACTTAGGATTAATACAAAAAGCATCCTCGCCTACTTTAGTCACTTTACCTGTATCTACAACACGATCTGGGTCATAGCTTCTACCTCTATAACTTGTCTCAATAGATACTTTAATAGGTATATCCGAATTTTTATTTTTCTTATTTGATTTCACCGAATACCAGATGAAAGCGATGATTAAAAAAACAATAAACCATTCCATGAACGTCTCCCCTAAGTTTCTATTCTAAATTCAGTGCCCGTTAAATAGAGCTTTTCTATTCTTATCCTTCAATCCTTCTATATAGCGACAAACCCGCTGCACCATTCTATATAAAAATAGGAACCAGAACCTTACCCCGACTAGGAACTTTGGGCAATGCCGAGAATTTCTGCAACTTGTTTAATTACACGATTGCTAGCAACCTCTTTGTTTGCCGCCACCCTCTGATCATGATTTCGGATTAAGGATATATTCTTCCGGCTAATACCATTGAGGTCTGCCCACTCTCCCTGGGAAAGACCTGACTCCCGAATTGAAAATTCCAATTGACTAACAATCTGTCCAATATCCGAAGAAACGAAATCCTGCTTCTTAGATTCCCTGCGTTTCGAAACCGTCCTTCTCCCCGTTTCAGTCCGTTTCGATTTCGTCAATTCAGTAATAGCCATAATCGAAACACTCCAGATCACCAGTAACGCGGCTGCCTGGGCTACGGTCTTGATCCACGGCCACGGGCCGGGCGTGACGGCCTGCCGGCTCAACAGGCTTCTGAGCTGCTGTCTGGCCGTGGACAGACTTTCCCGGGTCTGCTGGATATCGTTCAGCCAACCAGTCCGGGCTTCCGAATTTCGCAACGCCGTTTCGAGTGATGATTCCAGGGTGGCTATTTCGACGGTGGCGTCCTCGACGGCCAGGGCATGATTCCGATCGGCGATTTCGACCTGGCTGGATGCCCGCAATGCCGGCTCGGCTATATGAAACAGCGGCCCGGCCAGCAGCAGGCAGGATGCCAGAAACGCCAGCCAGCGGTGACCAGCGCCCTTCACCCATAGCCACAGGGCGGCCAGTTCCAGGGAGATCGACCAGGCCCAGCCGGTCTCGATACCCACATAGCTGGTCCAGAACTGGATGCCATGCCACTGCATGAGGGCCGTCGCGGTCAGGATAATCACTATATTAAAATTTCGCATCTTCGCCCCCTTCCTCGATCAGCTGATTCACCACGGCCTCTTCCATCATGAAGGTGGCGCCGAATACCTCGCGTAACCCTTTCACCAGCGGATCCTCGGCCATCAGCCTGGCCAGGGCCGGCTGGTTCTTCCGGATCCCAGCCCATAGCCTGGCCCGTTGATCCTCGGGCAATTCGTTCAGGCGCACGTACACCCGCCGGTCCGGCACATAGGGTGGGTACTTCGGCACCGGCTTGCCGATTCGGCTCTGGTAGACAGGCATGGGCGTTTCTCTCCTGTATCGGTCTGCCTTCATTCATGGTGGTGGCTCTCCTGGGCTGCGTCGTTCTCGAACACCCAGCACTTGACCGATTTCGAGCGGTTCTCGTCATCAATATCGATCATCGATGACACGGTTTTCTGGCCCAGGTACTTTCGGTGCTTGCTGCTTTTCAGGTGTTTCTTGAGGTCGCCCAGCAGCGGGATCTGCTGGCGGCGATTGGTGGCGACGGTGACAAAGTGGTTCAGGTTGACCGCGATCAGCTCTTTGTTTTTACTGTGGTTCAGCGTCGGCAGTCGATTCGTGCTGTTCAGGTAATCGAAGGCTTCCCAGAATTCCTGCACCATCGGGTGGTCCGCGTTGATCGCCTGCTGGCGTTCGATGGCCAGGTCCACAATGGCCTGCTGGGTTCTGGCGATGATGTTGTCCTTGAGGTCGATCACCAGGCCCAGGGCTTCGGTCAGCGCCATCATTTGTGCATGGTTCTTGGCGATACGCACCGAGCGGATCTTCTCGTTGGATAGCAGCTGGCGTTCGTAGTCCGGGGTCTTGTCCCGCAGCAGGGTCAGGATCTGCTTCTCGTGGCGCAGGGCGTCGAGGATGAAATGGGACACCTGCTCCATGGGGATCTTTTCCAGGCCTTCGGCCAGCGCCTTGGATTCCGGGCTGTGGTTCTGCTTGGTGAATTTCAGATGAATGATGCGCTGCAGCACCGCCTCGGATGCGTTGACCTGGTCGTTTTGCGAGATCACCACGGTGCCGCGAAACGGTGGCTCGTAGGTTTCATTGCCGCTGTTCTTCATGCCCCGGCTGCGCACCGAGCGGCCGTTGTAGGCGGTCTTCAGTTCATCCCAGTCGAAGCGGCTGGCCCTGGCGCCGTTCTCGTCCCGGTCGCCCTCGATGAGCACCACCGGCAGGTTGGCCACCTGGGAGAAGTTACGCGCCCTGGCGGCCAGCGTGGACTTGCTGGGGTCGAAGCCTTCATAGTCGCGCCGGCCGCACAGCTTCCACAGGAACTCGATCAGCGTGGTCTTGCCCGCGCCCGGTTCGCCGATGATCTCGATGAAGGGATAACTTTTATGCAGCTGGCGTATCTGCTCGGCGAACAGCGAACCCAGCCAGAACGCCAGCGCCGTGACGCCCTTGGTGCCAAAGCATTTGCACAGAGCCTCGACCCACTCGGTGGAGTACTGCTCCCGGTCGATATTAATATTCAGGTTCACCGACTGGTTCAGCGACTTGATGGACAGCTTGCCGGCGTCGAAGAAGTCCTCGTCGTTCAGCCGATACACCCGGCCATCCTTCACCGCGATTTTGTTGAACACATAACACTGGTGCTCTTTTGCATAACCCATGAAATCGATGGTCTGCACCGTCTTAATATTGAACAGCTGTTTCTGCAGAATGCGTTCCAGCTGGAAGGATGAGCCGGTGAACATGGAGCCCGCGGCCACCGACAGCAGGCGTTTCTTGAATTCGCTGGCGCTGGACAGCTGGCCACCGGTGAAGGTGTTTTTCACCGAGGGTGCCCCGTGGGGAAAATCGATGCTGGCGTAATACCAGCTCTCGTCGGTGACCAGGTTCGCCTGGAAGTACAGGAACTTGAAAGCGCAGTTGGATATCTCGGAAATGGTGCTCGACTCGATCAACGCCTGCTCGCGGATTTCTTCTTCTGATTTTTCCGTGTCGCCATCTTTCAAGTTGGTGATGGCTTTCTCGTAACGTTCCAGATTCAACGAAAACCAGTGCATGCGGTTATCGAAGGTCAGCCAGAAACTTTTGCGCTCCGTCTGCTGGTACATGAGCAGGGCTTTTTCACTGGCCGATTGCGCCAGCAGCAACCGGCCATGGTAGCGGTAGTTGGCCAGGTCTTTTTCTTTCAACTGGCCCCGGTTGTGGGCGTCGTTCCAGTCTATTTTTTTATTACCTGGCATCTGCGCCGCCGTGGCGGTGAATTTCGCCGCCCGCAGCCGGTCTACGTGCCCGGTGCCTTTTCGGTTGGTGGTGTACTTGCGCCCGGCCTTGTCGTTATCCAGCGCCACCACCCAGGTGACATCCAGCGCCCGGTATTTTTCCAGCATGGTCTGCGGGTAGTTCACGCACGACAGGATGGCCACCGCCTTGATGCCGTTCAGGTTCAGCGCAATGGCGTCGAGGATGCCTTCAACAATCCACACCTCGTCACCATCGACAATCTCAAGCCCTGGCGGCTGCCACCACAGGCCGCGATGAGATCCCCTGAAATGCGCCTTGCGGCTTATTTTCTCGCCGGTGTCCGGATCCGTGATGGTCACTTCTTCAACGAAGCGCTCCATGTAAATGGTCTTTTCCGCATCCAGGTAAAAGCGCACCGTCGCCGTGCCCTTGTCCGCGTCCGGATGCCAGAATTTGCCCTGTTCATACCACCCCTTGATCAGGGTGGAATCAAAGCCCCGCGCCTGTCGCAGGTAAGCTCTGGCCGTTGCGTTGGGGTCCGCCTCGGTGGCTTTATAACGTTTATTGAAACCTTCGAAAATTTCCGGATACAACTCCTTGGTGTACAGCTCTGTGCCGCATTTGTTTTCACGGCCACAGCGCACCACCCAGGGTGAGGTCTTATTGGTGAACAGTTCATGTTTATCGCAGGAGGGGCACTTGCCGTTTTGCAACCAGCCCGCGTTCTCTTTTTTAAAGCTGTAGTCATCCTTCAGCCGATCGATGATTTGTTCTGCTATGGATTGATCCATGTTTTATCTAGCCCGTTGATGCGGGGCCGATGGATCGGCCCCTTATTTTTGGTTTATACGTTGAGTTCAAGCTGGTCGTCGTCCAGCTTGGTGACCGGCTCACCCAGGGCATCCAGCTGCTTGTGAATCAGCCGGGTTACCGCGCTTTTCTCCCTCTGGTCGGTTGTGGTGATGCGTAGCTTCTGCAAGCTGATCAGCTTGTTGAGATTGTCGGAAGCGATTTTCTTGTACACAACGCCATCTGTTTCATAGCGGTGTAATACGTCGGCCCATTCGATTTGCAGCTGGAGCAATTGCTCGGCGGCGGCCTCGCTACCTTTGCCGCGCATCATCCTGGTGTTGATACGTGCAAGGTACATGCGTGATCGGTCTAGCCGAATGTAGAGTCCCTCTTTGGTGGGGGTACTAGTACCCCCTTCAGCTGCAAAAACGGGGTGTTTAAGCCACTTTGTGCCATACAAAATGGCGTTATCAGGCTCCTGAATGGTCTTTTTTGCACTGCGCCAGTCAATCCCGGCAAAATCTGCCAGGGCCTTGGCCGAGATATATTCTGTGCCGTCATGCGCCACCACCCACAGAGTGAGGCCGTGGAAGTTAATGATGTTCACCACCTGAGTGGCGTTGTCGGTTGTGGTTGTTTCAGTCATGGCCGTTTTCCTCGGTGTTTATAAGGGTCAATGGGCTCGGTTTGGGGATGCTTGGCCCAGCGTGAGCGTGCGGCTTCCATTCGCCATTAACATACTTGCCATGCTCGGACAGTATGCGTCGCGCGTGGTGTGCGCCCTGGTGTTCCCACAGCTCTGGTGATGTGTGTTTCAGAAATCGGCGGATAATCTCGCGGCCTATCAGCTCCGCCAGCTCGCCGGCGTTACGATCTTCGATGGGCGCCGGGTTGGCCTGGGCAATGTGCCAGAGCGCGGCAAGGTGTTGATCATGGTATCCGCCGAGCTTGTCGGTATCGATGTCAAAGGTTACGGTGGTTTTCATTACAGTCTCCCGCGTATTATTTTTTTGAAAAACACACGCCCACGCACAAGCCCACAGGCCCTGTGGGGGCTGTGGCTTGCGGTTGGGGGTATTTAAAGGATGGCGTCGAGTAGTTGTTCCAGGCGCGCCTGGTCAGCCTTGAGCTTGCCCGTAATGACGTGGAACAACTGGTAAACCTGGCCGCTATCGAAGCTGGCCCCGCTGCTGAGGGCGTCGTCGAGATTGGCGCCGGCGGTATCGATGGCGGTAAGGGACAGGCCCATTTCTTCGCACAGGTCGTGGGCTTCTTGCTTGGTATCTTGAATAGACATGGTGAGGTTCCTTGGACGTTATTATTGGAACCGCCACCCGCCGGTGGTAATCGGATTAGGGTGGCGGACTGCACGGGGTTACCACAACCGGCGTCCAAGGAAACCGGCCCTCCGAAGAGGCCCCGCGCAGCCCGCCATAAATCGCAGGCACAAAAAAAGCGCTCTTCGGAAGACGCGCTGGCGTCTTGGACATTATTCGGGGTGGTAATCCCGGCGCCGGATTTTGCCGGCACGAGCACAGTGTAAGCTCGTGTAACAAACGCAGTCAACATCTTTAATTACAATCCGGGCATCTGTAGCTGGGAGTCGGTTTTCCTGGCCTTTTCCGCCTTCTTTGTGCCCCAGAAATCTTGCAATTCCTCGATAACCGTGGTCGCCTCGTCCAGGGCCTCCGGGTGCGTTTCCAGCAAGCTTATAATGGCGATCACGCCACGGCGGGTTTCGAAGGACATGCAAATATTGTCCAGCTGACCGATGATTTCATTTATTCGATCAGCCATGGTTTGCACCCTCCGATTTGCCATCCAGGTGTTTACTGGCCAACGCCAGGCGCATGATGTGATGCATGATGGAGCCCGACGGGATCGACGCTTTCTTGCCGCTATCCAGGTAATTGACCGCCTCCGCCAGTGCTTCCTCGATGGCGATACTGCGTGGACTTTCGGCACGGGCCTGTATGTTCTGTTTCAATTGTTCGCTTTGATTTTTCATGTTCATGATCGGCTCCTTTCACTCGGCCAGGGTTTTAATGACTTCGATGAATTCCATGAAACCGGCCACATGCATCTCGCCAAAGCGCTCGATCTCGGCGACCTCTTCATGGGTAATGCGCGAACCCTTCGGCCCGTTGGGATCCAGCGCCGCACGAATGCGTTCGCAGGTTCGTCCCATCTTCGCCTGCCACTCGGCGAACTTCTCCAGGATCGACGCATCGCCATACGGCAGCGAGGGATCCGGCAACGGGAAACACACATGCCGCACCATGTGGGCGTGGGCATGCAGGATGGGATAAACACCGGCAGCAATCTCGGCGGTGATGGCATCCTCGAGGCCGAATTTATGATCCCGGCAGTCAGCGTTGACTTCGTTGCTCAACACCCTGGGCGTTTTCAATCCCAGATTCGGGGCCATGGCTGCGGGGCCTTTCAGGCCGTCAGCTTTGAAGTTGTGCACCAGGTCATAGGCGGCCCACTGTGATGGCGTCCAGTGCGCCGGCTTGGTTTGACGTGCCATGGCGCGTCCTCCTCACGTAGTTACAATTGGGGGTTTTATTTATCGTTGGCGCAGGTTTCGGCCAGTTCCGGATGCTGGTCCAGGTACTGGTCGATACTGTCTTCCACGAACTTGAGGGCCTGGCGGCCTGGATAACGCTGCTCCTTGGCAGCGATGGCCAGCAGCTTTCTGTGGTAGGTTTTGGAGGGGCGGATCATTACGTCGTGCTTGTCACTGTTTTGTTGCGGGGTCATGGGCTATATTCCTTCTTAACGAGATGTAACACCGAAAAATATCGGATTAACGAGATTTATATTAGATGATTACGGAAAAAAGAAATAATGATTTTTTATCTCGTATAAACGAAATTTTGGGCGAGCGTAAAAAACACCCGTGGGGCCGGGATATCGGGCTGAAGAACACCCGGATTAACGATATGTTTTCGGGAAAAATTCCCCATGCCGATGCACTGGTGAGAGTGCGGCGCGCTGAAAAGGTCAGCCTCGACTGGCTGCTCACCGGTGACGGCACACCCTATCTATACAAATCAGGCCGCTGCCAGAGTGACCCACAGAATGCCGAACTGCTGAAAGAGCTCCTGGAAGAGACGGACTGGATGGTGTACCTGGTGTACCACCAGGTGGAGGAAGGCGTCGCCCTGGTACTCACCCATCCGGCCATAATGAAATACGAAGACAACACCGCCCGCTTCATGGACGTGGAAGTGATGCAGGCCGGGGCCGAGGTGATCAACCAGCTGAAAGGCCGCCTGGTGAAGGAAGTGAAGGTGGAATTCGCCGTGTATGAAAAGCTGGTCTGCGGCTGGCTCGGCCCGGTGGACCTGACCGGCGAGAACAGCCTGCTCAAGGGCGCGAAGGATACCGACCTGAACTACGTCGCCGGCATCCTGAGCAAGTCCGCCAGCCAGAAGCTCACCAACATGACCGAGAACAAATTGATAACACACTTCCGACACCTACCCAAGGAACAGCGGACGGCCATCCTGGCGCTGCTGAACACCATGGACCAGTCGGTCGATATCCTGCAGCCACCGCCTGGTGGCTTTGCTTTAGACGCAAAAGGTGACCGCGTCGATGTCGACGATAAGCCGCCCCTTTCGGACAAGGTCCGATCCGACGACTAACCCCTTCACCCGATCCGACGCCACCACCATCACCCCGCGATAATGCAATCGCCTCACCTCGGCACCCAGAAAACCGGATACCAGGGCCAGGTCGATATAGTAGAAGCTCCGCTCGACACCGTTCACTTTCGTATTTCCGAAAGGGATTAAGTTCAGCTTACGGACGATCCGTGACTCCAGGTAGTTGTACACCTGGTTGATGGTCAATCGGGTGCGGACACGGTGGGTTAAGGAGGGCATTCCATGCGCTGAAATGGTGACGGGGAAAGCGGGCTGATTCCATCTGCTCCACGGCAAGCGAATTATGGGCATGGTTGCTACTGAAAAGGGCGTGATTATACCTGCCATTCTGGGGTGATATCAGCGCCTATTGAAAGGAGATTTACAGGGTAGAATTTAGATTCAATCTGAAGCTAGTACGTTCAAATTTTAATTCGGGCTCGACCAAGCGCAACCGCCGCCGGGGTTTTTCCGTAAGTCTGTCCTTCTTCCGTGAATTCGTCCTCAACTTCGCCGGAGGCTATATCAATTATGCTTTTAGTGATCTGGGTATTGTCGCGTGGTCTTTTGGGTTTGGTATTCATAAATATTATGATAGCATAAGCGCTCAAGCATAAGAAAGGAGTATCTTAATGGCTAAAAAACCAGCACCAATAAAACCAGGTGAAAAAGTTAAAGATTCTGGTATCTATAAAGATGGCAGTGGAAAAAAATCGACTTTAGTAAAAGGGGAGCCTGCTCCTCCGACAACTAAAAAGGGGCAAAAATGGACTCAGGTTGTCGATACCAACCCAGATAACTAATCATCCACTCGTAGCTGGCGGCTGCGGCCTCTAAATCGAGGGCGACAGCCAGCCGGTCTGCTTTAGTGTCTTGTATATCATAAACCGTAAAAGACACTCCTTACTCATCATGTCTGAATTCAATGGTAGGAATTAATCGGGGTCAGAGTGAACCCATTTTTCTTTACAGTCGCTTGTTCGGCATTATGGCACTACTTCCCAAGCATTACGTTATGCGCATTCGCGATAAACATACCAGCAGAGACAAGATAAGCCAATTTTGGCTCATCAAGCTTAAATTTTGTTCCATCCTCCATTTGCATTTCTTTTGATGAGTGAAGCGAATTAATCCAACTACGTACTGGATCATCCGTAAAGGATGCGCTCTTAGGGTGATGGGCAAAATGATTTCTTATTTTTCTAATAAAATGCAACTCTTTACATTGCTCTTTGCCTATAAAGCCAAAGGCCTGGGCAAAATCTATGCGCTGTGCAAAGGTAGAAAGCGACCCATTCGCACCAAATATTTTTTCCGTGAGAGAAGTATCTACCATTTTCGAAATGAGAAATTTACCTAAGTAGTTTTCCACATAACTACCTGCCAAAACAGCTGCGCCTCTGTCACTCTCACCATGAAACATTTCAACCATCTGGTGATAATCTGTTATGTCTACATCAATTGGTTTCATATGCGCCTAACTGTGACAGATTCCTAAATATAGGAATGATTCTCATATTTAAAAATAGATGTCTGCATCTGGATATTAGGTCTATGTCCACACCTACACAAAAATTAATCAGGTTCAGAGACCAATTGTTACTAACATTAGAAGAAACTGCTCTCTGACCCTGTTTTCCTCGAAACTTTGCACCTTTAGAGATAAACCATTTCTCGACTTGCTTCCAATGAAGCTGAAACCATTCTTTCTGATGTAAATGTTCTTTGAATTCCTTGTGGGCCGCCTTCTCTGCATTTTTTGCATCTTCATTACTGGGGTATTCAAACGCCGCTGCGACTTTTATTGAGCGTGGGTTTCCGCGCTTCAAATTGGCATCCATTCGCCATTCAGGTGGGTTTTGTGAATATCCAATCTTGACCCAATCTTTCAGGGTTTCACCCTCGAAGGGTTCTTCGATGATTAAATATACATAAGCCACTTACTAACTCCCCGGCTTAACGCCTCGCATAACTGGAAATTTGCGAAGCGCTACGCAGCAAATTATCCATGTTTAAATTAATCGGGGTCATAAATTAATCGGGGTCAGAGACCAATTGTTGCGAATATTAGAAGAAATTGCTCTCTGACCCTATTTTACTCCGCTTGTCAGGGGGCTTTCTTGTATTCAAGTTGATGGACTTTTTTCTCTAGCTGTCGTATCTCCTTAAACATCATACGTAGATCTTCACGCTCTTTAATATTTGCATCGGCAGCTTCTTCGTCCTCTTCATTGATTTCTTCCTCATCAGGTAATACAAAGTCTATTTCTCCACCTTTCTCTACAAAATCAACAAGCTTCCTAATAGAGCTGTCTAAAGCACTCACTTTGTCACCTTCTCCATTTCTATTGAGGCCAAGCTTTTCTATGGTAGTTTCAATTATTTTTTCGACTCCATTTTCTTTTTCACTCTGAGCTGCCTCATTCAATTTATCTTCGGCTTCGCCTAAACTCTTCTCAGCTAATTCATTAGCTAATTTCAATGCACGAACTTCTTGTGCCTTTTTCTTTATATCCAATACTTTCTCGGCAACCTTTAATGCCTCCATAATTATTCCGCTGGTGGTTTTTGCGATACCATAAACCGTAAGCAAACTGACTATTATGGAGCCTTTGCTGGCTCCAACGACACGAATATTTTCAGGAGCTTCATTGTGGGCCATAGCAATACCGCGGCCTATATCCCACCAAATTTTACCCCAGTCCTTGAATTCTGTGAGATTTGAAAGATGCGCATCGCCGGTAAAATGAACACGAAGCAATACGGATTCACCGATTTCGCTTACTTCTTCGCTGTTAATTATTTTTGTTAGAAGGTCCCTGGTTTGCTGCGACCACTGTATTCCGCTGTCGATATCTTGAGTTGATGCTTGCACATTAGAAGATGCTGTAGCAGTATCAATCACATTTCTGAATAATGACTCCTCTAGCTTTTTAACGCCTTCTTCGCCAACATTGTCAGCTATACCAATAATAGACAATATATCCAATTGCCCTATAGATAGATCCACAAGAGGAATCATTTCTAAAGATTGAATTAGAGCATTTTTTTGTTCTTCAAATGGTTTCTGTTGTTGGTTTTGCTGAGCATTAAATTGGAGAACCTCATGAAGCTGCTGATATTTTTTAACGATCCCTTTATCAGAAATTTCACTCTGCACCCAGCTTGTAAGATCGTAAAGTTCTTCTACCTGCATAATTGAATTATCCTTTTGCCCTTAAAATTTTAATAAGTGGTGATGCTCTTTTTGCCGCATCCATGTATATGCCATTCCTTTCTCGCCCTGTTTTTTTAACATGCTTGTTATGATTTTTTTCGTTCACGATATTCGTTAATTTGCTTTGGTAACGTGTAAAGATATTCAAATAAGTAGTCCATGAATCCTACAATGTCCTTCGCATCTTCTGACGAGGTTGGTGGCTGATCAGGTTTTGGGTGGGCTGAGTCGTTCCCTAATTCCCGAACATTGTGCGCCCAGTCTTGCATTATTTTTGGAAGAACACCTTTATCGGCCAAATCATCAATTTCTTGCTTAAGATTATTGCCAATAGCATTTTGTTCGCGTAATGAAACCTGCAACGAGCTTCTGGCCATTAATGCTGCCGCATCCCAATTCTGATCTTTGAGATTCCTTTTGGCTTGCAGCCAATATCGCCCCACAGCTTCTGGCCAATGGTCTGGATATTTTTTCAGCTTGCCTATAGGCCAAGGAACAATTTTGTAATTGTGGTGATCCCGACTTGCGGACCAAAAAACCATAACGTAAGAAGCACAATTTCCACATTTTAGCGTGTCGAAGTTGAGGACTTTGCTTCCATTCGGCTTTTTCTTTTCTGCGTGGTGCTCGACTTCGAAATTTCCACGTTCAGAACAGAATGGACATTCAATTTGAAATGTCGCGAGTGTGTTTCCTCTAAAACCTGACCACTCTCCTAAGTCCCACCAACTATTCATTAGTTATTTTCCTTATTCTCAATAAAAGTGATTTAGACATAGATGCCTGTATCTAGATATCTGTTTATATCCAGCCCTACACGGCACCAGCCAGGATTTTATCGAGCCACCTTCTTAAATTAAGGCGAGACTGTTTCCATTTTCAGGCTGGTCACCAGGCCGTTGTCGTTGAGCGTGTGGTTGATTTCAGCCACAACCCAGGCCTCATCAGTGATCGTTTTTTTCCAGCCTTCCAGCACCACTGGCGATTCAGGGATCAGATCCAGCCGCCCCACCGCCAGCGTCAAACTCATAGTCGCCGCTGAGCGGCTAATGCGCCTCCATTCGCTATTGGCAGCACTTCGGGCTGCAGCCTCAGTGGAATAGGTCTTTCGCAGAACCTTGCACTGGCCGTCTTCACCGATAATTACCGTCCTGGCCATGGCGGTATCCGTATCCAGCCAGCGCGCCCTGACCCCACTATATTTCAATTTCCTGCTTGCTGCCAGATAGCGGTGGCTATCGCCGTCCTCCCGCGTGAGAGTCACCGGTTCGAGACTGGCACCGCTGGCGGTATTGCTTTCGCCGCGCTGAATGAACAGCAAATATCCATTTTTCACCGTGGTCACGGCATCGTGCTCCACGCCTAAGCGGGTGAGGAAGTGCGCGTCGCTTTCGTCTGTCTGGTCCTGGTGCCGGATGGTACGGCTATCCAGCACGGCGCTGACGGCGGGCTTTAAGCTATGGACCTTGGCTATGGTAGCAATAATGCCACCCAGGGTGGTGTGGTGCCAGGCGTAGGTCTTCTGGGCCGACAGGCCGGCGCTGATGTCCGCCGACAGGGCGCGGATGGTGATGGTATCCGGTGCGCCGCTGTGTTCTACCTCGGTCACCTTATATTCGCCCTTGTCGACCAGGTCCTCTCCCTGCCAGCCCAGCTTCAGGCGGATGACCGCGCCGGTTTCCGGCAATGCCACCGCGTCGTCGCTGTCGTCGATGGTGATATCGAGCTGGTCGGCTTCGAAGCCGGGGGCGTCGCGCAGGCTGAGTTGTATCAGCCGGTCCTTGAAGCGATCACTGACGTCCTGGTCGTTAATGATGAGCTGGTAATCGGGGCGCATTACAGGCTGAGGCCTAAACGGGTGAGCGAGCCGAGCTGGTCGATCTTGCTGTCATCGGCGCGTTTCAGCGACAGGCTGAATTCGATCTTACGAGCCGCCCCATCCTTGAAGAAAATACTTCGGGTCTCCTCGATGCTTTCGATGAACCATAGCCCATAGATGGTGCCCTCGCCATCGATCAGCGGCCAGGCCTTGCCGGCGTCGGCCATCACGCGCAGGGCATCGATGCTGACGCGGCCACCGGTGATCTCCGGCAGCAGGGTGCCGGTCAGGGTTATGGCGTCCTCCCCCTGGCCGAGGTGCTGATACGAAGGACGCACGCCGATGCGGCTGTTGCTCGCCCAGCGCCAGTGGGTGGATCGGCGCAGCTGCTGGAAGGGTGCAGTCTTAAGCTGAAACACAAACAGTCCGAGCGTGGCCATCATGGTTGCTTACTCCTCATCGTACAGGGCGGCGCGTTTACGGGCGGCTTTCTGCTGGCCCAGCTTGTCCACTTCACGGGCCACCGCTTCGGCCAGTGTCTGCTCGTTCATGCCGGGTGCAGCCGCTACGTTGATGCTGGCCTGCACCGTGGTGTTTGCCTGGGCCGATGGCGCCGCCAGTGCCGGCCCGGCCTGAATGGCGCCGGTGCTCAAGCTGGCGGCCATCACCGCCGGTAAAACACCTGGTGTTTTTTTGCTGGCCGCTTCGCCCATGCCAAGCTTGTCGCTCATCCAGTCGGGCAATAAATCGGTGAGCCCGGTGATTTTGCTTTTTATCCAGGTCAGCTTTTCATCGATGCCAGCGCCCAGACTGCTGATGATGTTGCGACCGAACTCGGCGAACTGGTCCGGCAGCGCCGAGAAATACGCCTTGATGCCATCCCAGTGTTTGATGATTAAACCGAGCGGCGTCCAGTTGAAGAAAAAGTCACTGATCGCCTGGCCGGCGCCGATGAAAATGGTTTTCAGGCTTTCCCAGTAGGGCGCGGCCCAGGCGGTGATCTTGTCCCAGTTGGCTATCACCAGTAACGCGCCGCTGGCCAGCAGGCTGATCAGGGCAATGATGGGATGCCCCATGGCCAGCTTGCCCAGGGTGGTGAGCGTACCGATAACCGGCGCCAGCTTGACCGAGGCCACGGCGATGGCCAGGTTGCCCCAGCCGCCGACAAAATTAGCCAGCCATGAGGCGCCGCCGGCGAGGGTTTGCACCACCTCCCAGACCTTCGCACCGGCCACCGCCACCACATCGATGAAACGCATAATGTACCGGCCCGCCGTTTCCGCCCAACGCTGCAACTCACCGGATGCAGCCATGGAATTCAGCCGGGCCAGTAAGCCGCCCAGGTGACCCTTGAGTTTTTCGAACGGGCCGGAGTTCATCACCATTACCTGGAAGCGCGTCCACTGGTCTCCCAGGTTGGACATGATGCCCGCCCAGGTCTTCGAGCGTTTTTCGCTGGCGCCGGCGTATTTCTCATCCCAAATTTTGCGCAGCACTTTCTCGATGGACTTGCGGTCATCCTTCAGCGCGGACAGGGTGCGCTGCACGCCTTGTTTATCCGTGTAGCTGTAATTGAACAGGTCGCCGTCGGCGCTGGCCTTGATGCCGAACTCTTTTAGGCGTTCATTCTCACCGGTCACCGCATCGGCAATGGCCTCGACCGCCTGCATGATGGGCTTACCCATGGCGGATCCGGTGTCGCTTAAGGTATTGAGCAGGCCGCTGGTGGGATCCAGGCCATAGGAGCGTAAACGCACGAACGCCTGGGTCACTTCCCCCAGCTCGCTGGGTGTGTTGGCGGCGAAATCCGATACCCACTTCATGCTGGCCTGGGCTTTTGCCTGGGAGCCTTCCACGGTTTCCAGTATCGCCTGGTAACCTTCGAACTCGGCGGCGGTGTTGATCAAGGGTGAACCCACGGCAATGCCAGCCGCCAGCACGCCGCCGGCACCCCACAGGGTCGCGCTCTTCGCCTTGCTCCAGGCGGCCTGCATTTTGCTGCCTGCGGCACGGGTCAGGCTGAGCATGCGCTGCTGGCGTTGCAGGCGCTTGTTGAGGCGCTCGGTACGGCGCGACAGTTGCGACTGGGCGTTACCTAGTTTACTGGTATCGATGCCGGCGGCGCGCAGTTCATGACGCAGCTTGCCGGTTTGCTGGCGCAACGACAGATGCCGCTTTGACAGGCGGCTGACGCTGTTGCCGGCGGCGTTCATTTTCTTACGGATACTGTCGAGGTTTTTACCGGAACGCTTCGCGGCTGCGAATTCCTGACGCAGGCCTTTGAGCTTGGCCCGTGCCTGGTCGAGTTTGGCGGCGCTGGTGTTGAGCTGGACGCCCAGTGATTTCAGGTGCTCGACCTTGCGGGCCTGCTGGTTCACCTGTTTGATGGCGTCTTTGGTATCCCGCAGGCGACTGGACAGCGCCCGGTTGACCACACCGGCTTTTTTAGCGGGGCCGGACAGTTTGTCCACCATTTTCAGCATGACGGAGAGCTGAAGATCACGCATACCCATGTGCTATACTGCCTGTTATGGTTTATTTATATAAAGCGTTGCTCACACTTGGCTTTCTGATTGCGTTAAGCACACCCGGCATGGGTGCGCTTACCCTGACGCTGATTGTTTTCATCCTGATTGCCCTGTTCCCTAATCCTCGTCGTCCTCGGACCTAGACCAGCGCTTCACGGCGGCCTGCCACCAGTCCATTAATTCATCCAGTTCCATTGGATCCATGACGGTCGGTGGCCAGTGAAACACCACCGCGATATCCGCCATGACATCCTCGACCCTTAACGGGAGTCGTTCTTGCGTTCCAAAAAACCCACGACACCCAGCGCCAGCTCGGTGAAATCCGCCGGGTCCATGTTGGCCAGGTCATCCTCGGTCAATGCCGGCTCGCTTACCCGGGGAATGATTTTGATCATGGCGCTGACGTCCATCATCAACACGTCGGAGAGTTTGGTGCCGCGCAATTCGCCGGCGTTGGGTTTGCGCAGGTGGATCACATCGACCGTCTTGTCACCGTGCTTGATGGGTGTGTCCAGCGTGATGCCGGGTTGCTTTTTCTGTGTCATGTGTCACCTGTTCCTAAATGCCCAGCGCATCGCGCTGCTGTTGGAGCCGATCTTCACCGGCCACGATCTCGACCATGTTCAGCAGGTCGATTTCTATAATGTCCTCGCCATTGAGCACGTACTTGAAATAGCTCAGTGACGCGGACAGCTTCATGGGCGCATCTTCACCCGCCTTGGCGGTGCCCAGGTCGATCTCGCGCATGCGACCGCGCATGATCACCTCGATGGCGTCGGTCTCGCTGCCGGCGCCGTCACTGACCGCCGCGCCCTTGAAGCGCATCTGCACACCGTCGGCTGAGGTCACGCCGTATTTTTCCAGCAGCTTGCGCGAGTACTCGGCCAGGGTAATTTCCGCTTCCATTTTTTCCTGCCCCATGTCGATATCGACCGGGCCGTTCATACCGCCGGCGCGGTACTCTTCCATTTTGCGTACCAGCTTGGGCAGCACCATTTCGGTGGCCCGGCCCGCATAGCCTTCGCCTTCGATGAAGGCGTTGAAGTTTTTAAGTTTCTTAGGTAAAGCCATGAGCTTTTCTCCAGGGTTATCGCCAGACGATACAGCAGGTATTAGCCCGGCTGTATCGAGGCAGGATTACTTGACCAGCTGCACCAGGTAACTGGTGGTGATTTTCTGATAGAAGTTGAGGCTTTCCAGCGGCGGCACCGGCGTGTAGTCGTAATCGATGTGCAGCTCGCCGGCGGCCAGTGTGGTCTCGGTGTTCTTCTCCTGGTCCACCCAGGCATTGGCGTCGACGATGTAGCCGCGCGCCTTGAGCTCGCGGAACTTGGCGTTCACGCCTTCCACGATATCGTCGATCAGCGTTTTGCTCATGGGCTTATCGATGGCCCACAGGTGCGCATCGGCAATGGTGTCCGCCAGCACGTCGCCGGTACGGGTCGCCGACTCGAAGGCGAACAGCGGATCTGCGCTACAGGTGCGCGAGCCCCAGAAGCGATAGCCTTGCTCGTTGATCAGGGCGGTGACTTCGTTGGCATTGAGATAACCGGCGATGGTGTTGGGGTTCTGCAAATCCCAGGGCACGTCCTTGCTGATACCGGTGACGCCGTTCACTGGCACGTTGGACAAAGTCTTGTGCCAGCCGGTGTCATTGTCGATCTTGGCACGCACGCCCAGGGCGCGTGCGGTGGCCCAGTGTGAGGTCTCGCTATTGCTGGTTACATCGAAGCCGAGGAAGTCCGGCCAGATCACCATGGCCCGTTTGCTGCCGAAGTTATCGCGGTACAGCACTGCCGCTTCTGCGGTTTCCGATGCATCGGCGCTGATGTAGGTGAAGGCGCGTAGCTGGTCCGCAATGCTCACCAGCTCGGTGGCCACTGCCTGGTCGTCGAGGCCTGGCGCACCCAGAATGCGCGGCTTGATGCCCAGCTTGCTCTTGGTGGTCAGCAACGCCTGCAGGCCGGTGTGGGCGCCGGTGACGCCATCGACCGCACCGATGACGTCCGCCGGCGTGACCAGCGTGGCGTCGATGACATCGTAAAAAATAGAGAGGATTTCTCCGGCGGCAATTGCGCCGGTCGCGATACGGGTGCCCACGCCTGTTTCCAGATTGACACTGTAATCCACGCCTTCGGCATAGGTGGTTAATCCGTCCTGTGACTCGACCACCAGGTTGCTGATGTAGGTATCCGGAAGGGTAATGGTGTCGTCCGCCTGCACCGTGTATTCGGTAGCGGCCACGGGCGCGCTATGCGTGGCGGGATCCAGCACGTTGATCGCCACCACCATGGCGCCGATCTGGTCGAAGATGGCGTCGAACACGGCCGCCGCCGTGCCGTGGCCGGAGCCGAAGGTTTGCGCCGCCTTGCTGCGAGAACCGGCAATCAACACCGGCGTGTTCACCGGACCTTTGGGTGCAGTGATAACAACACCGATGATGCCGGTGTTGACGGTTCGTATGGGTCGTGCGCCTTCTGTTACTTCGATAACCTGGACGCCGTGATGGTAGGGCATGAAATTATCCTCACTGTTTGGATATAAGCATCGATGACAGCAAGGTTGATATAAAAGGCGATGAAGTGAGAATGGTTTTAGGTGTAAATCCTTATTTTACTCGGGAGTGAATGTTTGGGAATCATTCACGTTCGTTTTTAAAGATGTCCATTAGATAATACTGGCATGAGATGTATTTACGTTTTTTCAGTCAGTGTCCTCATCGCAGCAGTCATCAATAAACCTCTGTCAGCAGGTATCGATATCGTAAACCCGAGCGCTATTGTCATTAATGGCTTTAGTCGCCACATAGATGACAGAGCAACAACTAAGGAGTTAAACGAAAATAACTATGGCCTCGGCCTTGTTTTTGATTTACCAGATCGCGATAACTTGTATGCGACGACAGGCTTTTATAAAAATACATTCTACAAGGCATCGGTGTATGCGGGAATTGGATTAAAACAACGCTTTGGGCACAGACAGTATATAGAGCCAGGAATCGTTGGCGGATTGGTGACCGGGTATGTTAATAATATCGATATCATCCTACTGCCATACCTGACCTTCGGCGATACTGAAAGAGGATCTATCAGTATTCTGTACGGGCCAAAAACTAATTACAGCATGGAATCCATTATGATCAACTTGAGTATACCACTTAAGCACTGACTGTCGCCGTGAGTATGTGACCTGCAAGCTTTGACACATCTATTTAAAATATCCAAGCAGAACCATGGACGCA